TATGTAGATGAATTGCACAACATATTTGATAAATCAATTCGTAAAGATGTTTTTTCACATTTAAAAGACCATAACAAAGAAAATATGTTAAAGTTGTTAGGCAAAGGCAAAGAATTCTATGTAGAAGATTTAAATAGAATGGTTCCTAAGATGGGTTTAGGCAAACAATCAATGCCATTATATAAATTTAACCTTGCATTATATGAATTAGGATATAGGCAAAAATTTCACAGGAATAAATCATTATGGAAGAAAGTATAATATATAACGATATAATTGCTCATGTAATATTTTCATTGTTAAAATTAATAGTATTTTAATTTACAATTATAAAAACATTTAAATATTTATTGAAAATAAAATAATTTTCGTGGTATATAAAAAAAGATGAACGAAATTAAAAAAATAAATCCTAAAAAAAAGAAAAAAAATATTACAAATAAAGTAGGTAGACCTAAAACAGAACTTAATTTAGATGAAATTGAAAAGTTATGTAGGTTAAATTGCACAATGCCCGAAATTGCTTATTATTTTGATATACCATTAAGGACATTAGAGGACAAATATACAAATGACCAACAGGTGCGACAATCAATTGATAGAGGCAGGGCACATGGTATGTTATCATTAAGAAGAAAACAAATACAAATAATGGACGAAAACAATAATGCTACAATGGCAATATGGTTAGGCAAACAAATATTAGGACAAAAAGATAGACAAGAGATAATATCAGACATAAATATTGAAGAAAAAAAGGTAATTGACATAACAAGGTTAACAGATGATGACCTCAACACCATTGAACGAATGCTTAAATATGCTGTCGTTGACTCAAGTGAGGGCGGAGAAAATGAGAAGGTCTCTCAAGTTCTTCATCAAAGGAGCTTGGGACACAATAGAACCTAATAGGTTTTATAACGATAATTGGCATATTGATGCAATAGCAGACCATTTACAAGCAGTGGTTAATGGGGATATTAAAAGATTAATTATAAATATACCACCTAGACATATGAAATCCATATCAGTATCTGTGGCATTACCTGCTTGGACATGGACATTTGACCCATCTAGGAAATTCCTTTTTTCATCATATGCATTAATGTTATCAATAAGAGATAGTGTTAAATGTAGACGATTAATTGATAGTCAATGGTATAAAACACATTTTGGTGATAGTTTTTCCTTGACAACAGACCAAAATCAAAAACAAAGATTTGAAAATAATAAAACAGGACAAAGAATTGCTACATCAGTTGATGGTGCATTGACAGGTGAAGGTGGTGATATAATTGTTGTTGATGACCCACATAATGTAAGAGAAGCAGAATCAGGAACAGTAAGAGAAGGTGTATTAGATTGGTGGGACCAAGCCATGCAAACAAGATTAAATGACCCAAAGAATGGTGCATTTATAATTATAATGCAACGAGTCCATGAAAATGATTTAACTGGTCATATATTAGCAAACGAATATAATGATTGGGACCATTTGTGTTTACCAGCAAGATATGAAGCTAATCACCCAACACCAGTAAAATCAACTTTAGGATTTATTGACCCAAGAAAAAAGGAAGATGAATTATTATGGTCTGAAAGAATTGATGAAAAAACCTTAAACAATTTAGAAAAAAGTTTAGGTTCATATGGTGCATCTGGTCAATTACAACAAAGACCTATGCCAAAAGGTGGTGGTATATTAAAAGCAGAATGGTGGACAGCTTGGGATAATGAAAAATTACCTGATATAGATTATGTCATACAATCATATGATACTGCCTTTTCAGTAAAAGAAAAATCATCATATAGTGCAAGGACAACATGGGGAGTGTTTAAACAGAATGGTTTATACAATGCAATTGTGATTGATATGTGGTATGATAGGGTATCATATCCTGATTTAAGGAAAATTGCTCAACAGGCATATGAAGATTATGAACCAGATGCTGTGTTAATAGAGAAAAAGGCAAGTGGACAAAGTTTGTTGCAAGATTTAAGAATGGCAGGTGTGCCAGTATTGGAATATAATCCTGATAGAGATAAGGAAGCTCGTGCTCATGCAAGTAGTGCTTTGTTAGAAGATGGTCGCATATTTTACCCATCAAATAGAAAATGGGCAAAAAATTTAATAGATATATGTGCAACCTTTCCAACTGGTGAAAATGATGATATAGTAGACACTTGTACACAAGCATGGTTGCGTTTAAGAAAAGGTTGGTTTATAACTCATTCAGAGGATTATGATGATGACGAACCAACAGAAAGAAAAAGGATAACAATGTATGGCTAGATTATCTAAATTATTTAAAGTTGGTATGGGTGCATTAGGTGAAATTGTAACAAATCCATTTTTACCAAATGTTGGTGATAATGTTTTTATTAGTGACAGAGTGGTAGATGGTGGACAAATAGGAAACATAATTGGCACCTATGATGAAGGTAGAGGTTTTAAAATAGAATTAGATAATAATCCAGAAGATGTTATAAATGTATCTCGTGAAGATGTAATGAAAGTTACAGATGACCTAGAATTAAATATGAAAATTGAACAAGAGAAACTTAAAACAGACCCAAGATTTTTTGCAGAGGATTAAATATGGCTAGACAACCACAAATTATACCTTTCTCTGAAGGAAAACCACCTGATAATTTGCAGGTTGAGGATATTGGTAACAATGAAGTGCTTGTTGGCGAACCTGAAGAAATTGTTGAGGAAGAAACATCAACTGAATTTGATAAAAATATTGCTGAAGATATAAATGAAAATGAATTAAACAGAAAAGCACAATATTTATTAGAGGCATATGAAAACGATAAAAATGCTCGTTCTGAATGGGAGGAACGATACAAACAAGGATTACAAACTTTAGATGCTGATGGTGGACAAGATGAAGAAGAAAATCAAAGAGCCACAAGAGGATTAAGCACAGTTGTTCACCCAATGATTGCTGAAGCGGCAACACAATTTAATGCAAAGGCAATTTCTGAATTATATCCTAGTGGTGGACCTATCAAAACAGTTATTGTAGGCGATACAAACGAAGAAACAGAAGAACAGGCAAGGCGAGTTCGTGATTACATGAATTATCAAATAACACAGGAAATGCCTGAATATTTTCCTGATTTAGATACAATGTTATTTCAATTACCATTAATAGGTCATGCATTTAAGAAAATATTTTATGATACAAATTTAGGTAGACAATGTTCACAATTTGTTAAAGCAGAGGATTTTATTGTATCACCTGATAGTAAAGATTTACAAACATCAAGTAGGTATTCACATATAATAAGGATGCCACGAAACGATTATAACAAATATGTAGAATCTGGTTTTTATTTACCAATTAAATACATGGGTGGTGATATTGACCCATCTGGTGAGACAGGAACAGAAATTGAAGGTGTTGACCAATATTCAGATGCAGAATCAACTGAAACAGTAACATTAGTAGAAACTCATGTGTTTGAAACATTTGATGGCATAGATGGTTATTCACAAAAGGAAGAACAAGATGATTTAGTTGCTTTCCCATATGTTGTTACAATTGATTATGATAGTGAAAAAATTGTAAGCATTAGAAGGAATTGGGAAGAACAAGATGAAAAGAAACTAAGACGAGATTATTTTGTATCATATAAATTTTTGCCAGGAACAGGATTTTATGGTTTTGGTTTATATCATTTAATTGGTGGTTTAGGTAAGGCGGCAACAGGTTCATTAAGAGCTTTATTAGATTCAGCGGCATTTGCTAATATGCAAGGTGGTTTTAAATTAAAAGGCAGAGTAACTGGTGGTGAAATGCAAATAAATCCAGGCGAATTTGCAGACCTTGATGCAACAGTTGATGATGTAAACAAAGCAATTATGCCATTACCATTTAAAGAGCCATCAAATACATTATTAAATTTAATGACATTAATTGTAGATGCAGGTAGACGATTTGCATCAACTGCAGATTTAAATGTTGGTGATGTAAATCCTAATGCACCAGTAGGTTCAACAGTCGCTTTAATAGAACAAGGAAGTAAATCATTTAGTGCTATACATAAACGATTGCATTATTCACAAGGACAAGAATTTAAATTATTATCAAAATTAAATGCAAAGTTTTTGCCTGATGAATTTTCATTTGCTGTTGCAGGTGCAAGTTCAATTGTATATGCAAAAGATTTTAATGACAGAATAGATGTAATTCCAGTTAGCGACCCCAATGTATTTAGCACTGCACAACGAATTGCACAGGCACAAAGTGTTTTCCAATTATCACAATCTGCACCACAATTGTATGACCAATACGAATCACATAGGCGAATGTTAGAATCAATAAGAATACCTAACATTGACGAGGTGTTAAAGAAACCTGAGGAAGCACCAAGATTAGACCCTATTGATGAAAATATGTCTGTTATGTATGGTAAACCAATAAGGGCATTTCCTGAACAAGACCATGATTCTCATATAGCAGTTCATATGCAATTTCTACAAGACCCATCATTAGGTGGAAATGCAGGTGCAAGGAATTTGCAACCTATATTAGTAGCCCATATTGCAGAACATATTGCATTGTTATATAGGCAACGAATGCAAGAAGCAATTCAAGTGTCTTTACCTGCAGTGCCTAATTTAAGAGAACCTGATTTTAAATTTGATGATATTAGTCCTGAATTAGATATGATGATAAGTCAAAAAGCATCTCAAGTGGTAAAAGAAGCACCAGAAATGGAAGCTATAAAATCAATAACAAATTTAGGTCAACAACAACAACAACAAAACCCATTACAATTTGCACAACAACTTGCACAATTAGAAGCACAAATGTTACAAATGAAAACACAAGCAGAATTACAAATATCTGCGGCAAAAGCACAACAAGACATGGCTATTAAAGATGCAGAAGCGAAACAAGATATGGCGATTGACCAAGCTAAATTAAATGCTGATTTAACTGGTAAAATGAAAAAATTAGAAGCTGATATAGAAATATTAAGACAAAAAAATTTAGCCAAACAAATTAATCAAGGAGTATAAAATGGCAATAAAAATAGTTCCAACAAAACGAGGAATGCAAGACATAGACAGGTCTACCTTCGGTCAAACACAAAATATAATTGATGATAACAACAGGGCAGGAATGTTAAATACTGCAGAAAGTGTTGGTGATAACGAATTAAGAAAATTAAATCCTGATATTTTTACAGAAATAGATGCTATGCAAGCAAAAAATATAGCAAATAAAAGAAATAGATTAGAAGGAAGGGGTATAAATACACGCATGATGTCTGACCACGAAATAATGTTGATGGACATGGGTATGGCATTAGCTAGTGGTGAATTACAAACTTCTGGTTCAGGTGTTACAGCAGACCCAGACCTTGAACTAATAATGCAATTAAGAAACATGGGATTTTCTGATGAAGATGTAATCGCCACTTTAATGCAACAATTGCCTCCCATGCAAACTGATGTTAATATGGGTGCATTAAATAATTTAAATGTTCCTTCACCAGAGGCAAGAAGCCAAAATTATGAAACAGATAATATATTAATGGGTGGAGCTGAGGAAGCAACACCAGGATTAATGGAAGCATTAAACCCTAATTTCCGAAAAGGTATGGAAATGTTTGGTGATGAGGAACAAATACGAACATTGGGTCAACAAGGCAAATAAAAATGGTTGCCAGACGATTTTCATATGTAACTCAACCTAATTATAATCAATTTAATACTTTTGGGTCTTTGCCAAATGAATTTAGGTTAATACCAAAGCAAAATGTTAATGAACAATCGTCTGACGATAACAATATTGTTCCAAATAATCAAAACAAAGTTACACCTACATTATCAAATGTTGCAGGTAATAATGTTGCAGGTAATAAGGTAATAGATAGGAGCATAGACAATATAGGTTTAGGATTACCAGCGAATTATGGGGAAAAAAAATCAGATGTTTCTCAAAAATTTGGTGCATTGTCTAATATAACATTACCAGAATATCAAACATTTAAAGAAGGATTTTTAGCAAGGGGAAAAAGTGCACAAACTCAACCATTTAAATCATTTGAAGGGAAATTACCATCAACAGTAACAGATTTTTCTTTTAACAAAATGACACCATTATCCGCTTTTTTACCTTCCCCTTTTGGTGTTTTAATGAGTGCAGGACAATTAATGTCAACTGCAAGAACAGAACAATTAGCACAAAAAATGTTTGGTAAAAATGTTTCATTATTTGAAGCAAGTAAAATGAGTGCTAAAGATTCAAAAACAAATGAATTGATGAATATTATAGAAAACCAATACGCTAATCAAGGTGGTGCTACAAGAGAAAATGTGCAAGATTATTTTATGAAAAATTTACCATCTTTAGATTTAGCTCCTGTTGCTTTTAGTGGGTATAAAGATACTGGCACTTTTAGAGATGTAGAGCCAATAGAAACTCCTTATAGAACAACTCAACCATTTAAAAGGGGAAGTTTTTTAGAATCAATAGGTTTTACAGGTGATTATGGGAAAGAGGCACAAGACATAGATGAAAGTGGTCAAAGGTTTGGATTAGGTAAAACATATGAACAAGCTATATCCTCTGGTGCATTTGATGACCAACTAAAATCAGTAAACCAATTTGCAGGAGATGGAATATCACAATCAAACATTAAAAATGCAGTTGACAAAGAAGGTAACAAAACTTATGACCCTGCTTTTGCAAGAGCAGTAACAATTCAACGACAAAAAGAAACAGGTTCATATGATGCAGAGCCAACATATATATGCACAGCATTATATGAAATGGGTGATATGAAAAAATATATTTATAAATATGATGAAAAATATGGTAGTCAGGTAAATCCTGCAATATACAGAGGTTATGCAACATGGGGTAAATTTATTGCCAACAAAATGAGGAACAAAGGTTTATTATATAAGGTTATTAAACCAATTGCACTTACATGGGCATATCAAATGGCATACGATTTATCAAAAGGTAAAGTAGGCAAAAAAAATATAATTATAAAATTGGCTAAAATATTAGGCGAAGGAATTTGTTTTATTATTGGTCATACATTTAAAAGGAGTTAAAAATGGCAGAAATTAATGTAGAAAATATGGAAGAAAATACAAAATTATTTGTTGAAAAAATGGGTTTTCCACACGATTCAGAAGGTCTTGAATTAACAGAGGAACAATTAGTAAATTTCCTTTTGTTATGTCATCAAGAGATGGTGTTACCTGAAGAAGAAATGACTGAAGAAAAAATGTCTGAAGATGGTGAAGTTAAAGTAAAAGTCATTAAAATGGATAATGGCAATGTCCATGAAATGATGAATGATATATTAGGTAATGATAGTCCAAAGGTTATGTAAATGGCAAAGAAATCAATTGATGCACCAAAAGGGTTTCATTGGATGAAATCTGGCAAAGGTTATAAACTTATGAAAGGTGAATATAAACCACACACAGGTGCTGTTAAAAAAGCTTCTTTTGAAATTCAAAAAGTTCACAAAACACCAAAGAAAAAGTAATGGCAGGTAAAAGTAAAATATTATTAGGTATATTAGGTGAATTAGGTAAAAAATTTATACCTGACAATGATATGGGTGCTTTAGGCAACATAGCTAATGCACCTTTTAAAATTGATGATAACACTTATGATTTTACAAATTCCGCTCCTGAAGGTTCAGACCAAATAGGTGGTTTTATGTCTGCGGTTGATATGATACACAAACCAACAGGGACAAGGATTCCTGCAGATACTAAAATTCGTGGACATACACCTGATTTTATAAGGTCGCCAGAAATACCAGCCCTTGACGAAGAT